AGGCTCTAAAAACAATATGAAAAGATCAAGAAACTCAGTTTATCAAACTAGGTATTACAGGAAAAAAACTGTAGAAGCACTTAGAGCAAAAAATAAACTATTGAATGAAAAAATAAAAGAACTCCTGGACAGTCCAGAAGGTAAAGCATATAAGAAAAGAAAGACTCAAGAATACTACAAAGTATACCGAGATAAGAACAGAGAGAAATTAACAGAATATCAGAAAGAATATTATAGACTATATGGACAAATTTAAGACTATTTTTGAAGGTAACAATAGTGCCTATGGCCAGTTAATTTTAAGTGGTGAAACTAGTGATAAAGGTAAAGCTATTGGTAAGGCTTTTATCAAACGTGAAGCTATTCCGGATAAACTATGGAGCGATCACTTAGCAGGTGAGGACCCAGCCCTTGGTGTGATACCAATTAATGAACAGAATATGTGTCGTTGGGGTTGTGTAGACGTTGACGAATACACTGGCTTAGATCACCAGAAAATAATAGCCTCTATTAAGTCCCATAAATTCCCATTGATGACTTTTAGATCAAAGTCTGGTGGTGCACATTTATTCTTATTTACTAAAGATTTTATTCCAGCATCATTAATGCAAAGTAAACTAAAATTAATGGCAAAAGTTTTAGGCTATGATGGTTGTGAGATTTTTCCAAAACAAACTGAGATATTAACAGAGCGTGGTGATACCGGAAACTTTTTAAATTTACCTTATCACGGTGGTAAGAAAGGTTTTAGATATACTTTTAATGAAGATGGAAGTGCTGCTTCTTTAGAACAGTTTTATAAAATGCATGAAGAACGATCTTTAACCCAAGAACAAGTTATGGAGATACAGCATAAAGGTGAAATAAAAGATAATGATATATTTAAAGATGGTCCACCTTGTTTAAATAAATTAGCTGTTGATGGTTTTGGTGACGGTTCTCGTAACAACGCATTATTTAATGTAGCTATTTATCACAAACAAGCTAACCCCGATAATTGGGAAGACAAAGTTATGGAAGATAATAACAAGTGGATGAATCCACCTTTAGGTTTTCAAGAAGTAAAGGCACTCTTAGCATCGGTCGGGAAACGTGGTTATGATAAATACAGATGTAAGGATCAACCGATTTGCGGTGTGTGTAATGCTGCCAAATGTAGAACTAAAAAGTTTGGTGTAGGTTTTGAAGAAGAGCAAATGCCGGAACTAAATACATTGTCTAAAATTAATTCTAATCCACCACAGTGGTTTTTAAATGTAGGTGGTAAAAGAATAGAATTAAAAACCGAACAGTTACACAATCCTAATTTATTTGCGATAGCGGTGTTAGATCAAGCTAATGTGGTGTCACCTATACCAAAGGCTAAAGATTGGCGTGAGGTGTATTTGACACCTTTAATGATGTCTTTAGAAGAGATTGAACCTTTGGAATCATTGAATCATAACAATCAGTTAGAGTATTTATTGTATGATTTCACAGTACACAGAGCACAAGCAAGAACTAAAGACGACATACTTAATAAGTCAGCCTGGACCGATGAAGAAGGGTTTTGTCATTTTAGGTTAGATGATTTTTATGGTTTTGCAAAACGTAATAATTGGGAAATAGATAAAGTTAAAACAGCAAACTCTATTAAACAATTAGGAATATTTGTTGACGAAGTAAGAACAAAAATTAAAAACCAAACACCTCGACTAATAAAAATAAAATCTATGGAGAAGTATGACGTAGAAGTTAGTCAGGTGCCATATGAAGAAGCACCTTTCTAATGAAGTGTTGGAGCTGTAATCACGAATTGATATGGGGTGGTGACCACGACACTGAGTGGGAAGACAACGATGAAGAAGAACATATGATCGTGACAAACTTATCATGTCCTAACTGTACAGCGGTTGTAATTGTCTATCATGGGAACGTAGATAAATGAAAACAATTATCTTAGGTCCTCCTGGTACTGGTAAGACTACAACTTTATTAGAACTAGTAGATGATTTTATGCAAGCCGGTATTGATTCTAGGCGTATAGGTTATTTTTCTTTTACTAAAAAAGCAGCTACTGAAGCACAACTTAGAGCGATGGATAAATTTGATTTAAGTGATAAAGATTTACCTTATTTTAAAACTTTACATTCTCTAGCCTTCCAAGTGTTAGGTTTAAACAAAGCAAAAGTTATGCAGAACACAGACTACCAAGACTTTGGTAAAAAATGTGGCATACCTATAACAATAAGATCTGCATATCATTCAGACGAAGACGGAACATTTACATCAGACAACGAATATTTACAGTTGATACAAAAATCTGTAGCTACAGAACGTGATGTAATGGAGGTGTATGATGATAATAAACACTATATTGACATAGAACGTGATACCTTGTATCTTTTAGATCAGGAATTAAAACGATATAAGAAAGAAAAAGGGATGTGTGACTATGGAGATATGCTCCAACGGTTTATTACTTTTGATCAAATACCATCATTTGATGTACTCTTCATTGATGAGGCCCAAGATCTATCTCCAATCCAATGGAAAATGGTCAGAGCCTTGTGGCAAAGATCTGAGAAGACGTATATTGCAGGAGATGATGATCAGGCTATCTTCGAATGGGCCGGAGCTGATGTGGATCATTTCATCGCGCTCAGGGACGAAGTTGACACTGTCCGCGTTCTAGATCAATCATATCGTATTCCAGGTGGCCCAATACATGAGCTATCGCAAAGTATAATAAGTAAGGTAAGTAACCGTTATGAAAAAAAATATAAACCTAGAGCAGGCACCGGTATTTTACAAAGGTATAGTGATTTGACACAAGTAGATATGAGTCAAGGTGAGTGGTTAGTTTTATCTTCTGCAAATTATTTTTTAGAGGATGTTAAAGATTTGTGCGAACAAAAAGGTTGGTATTATGCTCACAAAGGACGCAACTCTGTCTCTATAGATTTATTAATTGCTATTGAGAACTGGGGTAAGTGGATAAAAGGAGAAAGATTAAGTTGTTTACATATAACAAATATCTATGAGTATTTAGGTGACAACGTCACCCGAGGCTATAGAAAAGGCAAAACGTTAGATACTACACAGTTCTATTCTATCGAAGAATGCATCGCGGACCACGGATTACAAACTAAAGAAGTTTGGTTTAAGTCTTTTGCTGGTTTAGATACGTACCGAGAAAATTACATTAGAAATATGTTACGTAATGAAGAGAAAATTAGAAAGACGCCAAGAATAATTTTATCAAGTATACATAGTATTAAAGGTGGTGAAGCAGACAATGTTTTAGTGTTACCGGATATTACCAGGAGCGCGCAAGTAAGTGATGATCGCGATCCGGATGTGCTGCATAGATTATTTTATGTAGCAGTAACTAGAGCGAAAAAAGAATTACATATAATGGAACCAAGAAACTATGAAAGGGCTTACCCACTATGAAAAATAAATCTAACGAATTAATAACACCTATAACAAGAGAAGATTATAGAGAATATGATCCAGTAGATTACCCGGCACACTACAACAAAGGTGGGGTGCAATGTATTGATGCTATTGCTAGCATGCAGGGAGATGGTTTTAAATACTACTTACAGGGTTCGGCTGTAAAATATATTTGGCGACACGAACACAAAGGTAAACCGGTCGAAGATTTAGATAAAGCGATTTGGTTCTTAAATAAACTCAAGGAGGAATACTAATGAAAACTTTACAAATGCCGATGTTTGTTCCGGAGACGGAATGGACACCACCTTTAAATTTACCAGATTTATCTGGACACAGTCAAATAGCAATCGATTTAGAAACTAGGGACCCTAATTTAAAAAGTATGGGCTCTGGTGCTATTAGAGGTGATGGTGAAGTAGTAGGTATAGCAGTAGCTGTTGATGGTTGGTCTGGTTATTTTCCTATCGCTCACGAAGGCGGTGGTAATTTAGACAAAGCAGTGGTTGTAGATTGGTTTGAAGAAGTTTGCGCAACTCGTGCAACAAAAATATTTCACAATGCAATGTATGATGTGTCTTGGATTAGAGCCATGGGTATAAAAATTAATGGAAAAATAATAGATACT